AAGACCATTATATTTTCTCACTTCATTAAAGAAGTGTTAGCCAAAGAACCTGACGCTAGGTTTATTGTTATGGCTCATAGAAAAGAATTGGTTGCTCAAGCTGAAAGCAAACTCAAGTCAGTCTGGCCTGACGCACCAGTGGGTGTGCTTGCCGCCGGAATGAAACGCTTTCAACATAACGCTCAAATTTTAGTTGCTAGTCGCGACACCTTAGCTTCTCCCAAAAGATTAGAAAAGGTTGGCAAGTTTGACTACATGATTATTGATGAAGCACACAACGTTCCACCCACTTCTCATACCAGGTATCAAAAGATTATCAATGAGCTTTCTGCTCGCGGAGATATGAAAGTTATGGGTTGTACTGCTACGCCTTATCGCATGGGCCAGGGTTATATTTATGGAGATCGTAAGGATCATTTCTTTAAAGGTTTAGCTTACAGCGTTTCAATACCAGAGCTTATTAAAGAAGGATATCTATGCAGGCTATCAGCTTATGCTGTTAATGATAAAGCAATTATTGATGCGGGCTCTGTAAGTTTAAAGTTTAAGAATGGAGACTTCAGAGAAAAAGAATTAGAACAAGTAGCTATGGTTGATGAAACCATTGTAGAGGTTGTGAGTGATTGGATTGACAATGCTTACAGCAAAGGCCGGACAGCTACAGTATTCTTTTGTGTATCAGTCTTGCATGCCCAGAAGATGACCCAGTATTTAAAACAGTATGGAATCAAAGCAGCAGTAGTAACGGGTGAGACGCCCAGCTCAGAAAGAGATGAGATACTTTCAGACTTTGAGTCTGGTAAGATCCACGCCCTATGTAATGTTGGCGTCCTAACTGAGGGCTGGGACGCCCCGAGAACGGATTGTATAGCATTACTTAGGCCAACACAAAGCATTGGTTTGTATGTGCAAATGTGTGGCAGGGGCATGAGAATTCATGATGATAAAACTAATTGTTTGTTGCTTGACTATGGAGAGAACGTTGCTCGCCATGGATGTTTGGATGAGGTAGAACCTGAAGGAAATATACCAGGTAGATATCGTCCAAAGATTTGTTCTTCTTGTAGTGCTATCAACTCACCATCTGCTAAAGAATGCATGGAGTGCGGTCAGCCTTTTGAATCTAAGCAAACAAAAACCTTGTGGACTAGAAAAGAAAGAGAGGTTGCCAAAAGAACCAAAGCAGAAAAGCAGGCTGTTTTATCAGACGAAAAGAAAGCAGCCATACCCAAAGCAAAACCTATTACAGATATTTATGCTTCAGTTGTTAAATCAAAAAATGGCAGTGAGTATTGTCAAGTAGTATTTACAGTTGAGAATGAATTCTTTCCCAGAAAAATGCCATTAATGTTTGGTCATCCTACCGCTCATAACATGGCAGTGCGTAAATGGAACAAGATTACAACTGAGTGGGGATCCCCAAAGCAACCATGGATGGCAGCGGAACTGATAAACAATGGCGCGTTTGATACAATATCTGAGATTGTTTTACAAAAGCAAGGCAAGTATGAGAACGTTATTGGTATTAAAACCAAGAAAAACGAGGAGATAATTCTATGACAAAGATACATGAGTTGTTAGACCAGGTTGAATTGCAAGAGAAACAACACAAGAGATTCTATTTAGGGATCAGTGGTATTGGTAATTCTAATCAACGTTTGGTTTGGATGCGCTATCGCTGGCTCATGCCAAATGATTGGGAGCCTAGAGTTCTTCGCTTGTTAGATCTTGGCAACGTAGTAGAGGATGACTTGATCAAGAAGTTAAGAAAGATCCCTGGGGCTTCCATATATGACGTTGACAGCAATGGAAAACAATTTGAGACTGAAGCATTGGGTGGACATGTTAAGGGCCACATCGATGGCGTAGGTCGAAACTTTCCAGGCATGGATAAAGAGAACCCATACCTTCTAGAATTTAAAACAGCTAACGATAATAGATTTAAAAACTTACAAAAGCTTGGTAGTTATTGTGAATGGTCAGACGAATATGCTGCTCAATTACATTTATATATGGGCCTGTTTAATTTTAAACACGCTATAGCTATTGTTTATAATAAAAATAACTCAGACTTATATACCGAAGTAGTTGAGTATGATAAAATTCTTTTCGATTCTTTGATGGATAAAGCTAAAGATATTCTTACGAGAGAAGATCCACCAGAAAATTATATACCAGAGACTGATTATCGCATTCGTAGTTTTATGACTCCGAAGCAACAGGCTTGTTATTTAGGTAGAGCATTGCCTGAAAAGATACATTGTCGCTCGTGTCGGTTTGCAAAAATTGATATAGAGAAAGGAGATGCTCATTGGCATTGTGATCAGCATGACAAAAAGATCAGCAATGATCGACAGCTTAAAGGCTGTGGTCGACACAACTACATTCCAGAGTTAATACCCGCGGTAATGGTTGAGAAGGATAAAGATATAGTGGTGTATGAAAAGGATGGGTTTAAGTTTGTTAATGTTCCAGAAGCCAAAAGCTCTGCTGATGTGAACTTTTATTCTAGCAAAGAATTAATTGAAGTAGTAAACGCTGGGTTTCCTACAGAACTGTTAGAGAAAGCTGACAACATCAAGAGATTATTAAATGGCACAATACTTAAAATCAAACCATGGGTTGAAACCGGAGTACCCTTCTAGCTTTTTGGTTTTTTTACTACGATTATTTCTGTGTCTGGGTACAGTGCCTCTACTAATTTCTTCTTCAATCTAAACATAGGCGTCTCGATTCCTTTTGTATCTTCGACCACTATCTCACCCTCGCTGTTGACGTATCTAAAGTCAGCCTTATAAAGACAAACCTTTTTATCATTGACCACACATGGGAAAGGTGGATGCACTTCTATATCAGAGATAATGCCATCAGCTTCTAGCTCTTTAAGGTAAGTGTACCTGGCCGCTTCTAACTTACTGTCAAAAGTTATGCCATCAAGTTTGACTTTCTTCGCCCGGTATTTGTTGTACAAGTTATGGTCTTCCTGTCAGTATTTTGTTTATCTCTTCTTCTCTTAATACATCCGCTGCTCTTCTAACCGGGGGAGCGACTGGTTTGTTTCTTGGGTCTTGGAATTGTCCTTTAAGGCTTTGCCCTGTTAGATCTATTTGAGAAAGTCCGAGGTCACCAATAGGAACTGGTTGAGCTGCTTTTCTTTCTGTGCCAGACATTGCAAACTGAATAACATCTTCATTAGGTTGAATAGGATTAAATAAACCAAGCATCACAGCATCTCTGTTTGCAACTTTTGCAATTTTTAATTGTTCGTCAATTTGATAGTCCTCAAGACCTAAAGTCCTTGCATCTTCAATGGCTGTGTAAAGAGTTCTTAAAGAATTATATCTATCTTCATTAGTGTTAATGTAGCCCTGAATAAAATCTTCAGCGTCTCTTCTGTTGTTAGATCTAAGCAATCTATTAAATTCATTGGTTGTTTCTCTAATAGCTCTTTTTGCTTCAGCTGCTTTGTAGTAAAGAGATCTATCAATTTGAGGTTTAATAACTTTAATACCAGAAAAAGCTGACACCATTGTTTCTGCAACATCAATGGGCTTTCCTCTTGGGCTAATTAAATCTTTTTCACCTGTGGCCATTGAGGCTGCGGCTGTAATAAAATCTTTAGGCACAATCTGAACACCATCTGCATCTATCTCAGCTCTTATGGGTGTGATTGTTGGCGCTACTGCATTAAAGAAATGCAATGTTCCTTTTGCCATTTTCTCTCCCAGCATATCTGATTCGTTGTAAATAGTTTTTCCGGTTTCTGTTTTACCAACTAGAGTAGATTCATACAAAGCCTTTGCACCCATGCTTGGAGATAGGAAAGGATTAACAAACTCACCCACCATATCAACGGATGCGTTGGTTGCAATATCCATTAGTCCAGCCTCGTTTCTTTCACCATTGGCATAAGCATTCATTACTGCTTTAAAAGGTTTCTGCAAGTAATCGTATGGATTGGTATAACTAAAGTTATACAATCCTGTAATGTTTCCTCGTGCATCTGTGCCTGTTGGAATCATAGTTGCTGTTTTTTCCCAGGGTGCAGCAAAAGATCTTTTGTATGCATCAAGTTGTTCTTTATCAGCGCCAGTTAAACTCAATGCTGTTGCTGTTAGCCCGGCTGGAATGCCAACTGTTGTTGTTAGACCGCCAGCCAATCTTCGTGCGCCAACTTTTTGCAGCTCTGGGTTACTGCTTGCTATTTCTTTAATTGCTCTTTGCAAAGTATTTAAACCATTTCTTAATACTTCAGCCGGGAAAGCTGTAAAGTTACCAACGACTGGCACATAGTTTAATGACTTAACTATTTCTGGAACTCTAGAATAGGTGGGAGTTACATTTAAAGCTATGTCAGCAGACTCTCCTTTAATAAATTTATCTAAAATATTATCTCCCTCTTTTATTGGAACTGCTCTTCTTAGTTCTCCAACATTAACAGTACCATCTGCTTTTATAAGCTTTTGTATATCTGGATCAGCCATGTTTTTTCCAGAGCTAACAGGAACAAAATCTGCATCTGAAGACTTTGCTATAACTTTACCAAACTTAGATTTCTCTCCACTAAAGTTAATCATCCTGGCTGCGTTATCAGATCCTGTGTAAACTCCCTCTGCTTTTGACAAAGGTTTTCTCATAACATCAAAAACAGCTTTTGATTTTGCTTTAGCTAAAACTGCTACATCATCTGTAGCAAAGGTAGCAATATCTGAAAGTTCTTGAAGCTGTGTTCCTTTGCCAACCATGACTCCATACTCTCTGGCTTCTGCGATTTCTTTTGCATATTGTGCTTTCTTTCTTGGATCAAATATTCCAGCAAAAGCCATTTTAAAGTTATCAGTAAACTTTCCGCTTGGTCCAAGATTACCATTCATCAAAGCCATAAACGGGACACTGGTGTTGTTTCTTATCTGAGCGGTAGGACCAAGAATTGTTTTACCATATTGAGACAAAGCTTTTAGACCAAGCAATCCTTGATATATTTTTTTTAAAGGAGTTGGACTATTTTTTAACCACTCTGTTGATACTTCTAATAACGAATCATGAAAAACAGCTGGCGCATAAGTATTTCTTAAAGCGCCTGCTTCTCTTTTAAATCTTTTATATAAAACATCATTAATTACAGTTTCGTCTTCTAGTTTTATTTTTCCCTTTTTATCAAGTGGAGGGGAATATTTGTTATTTGATCCAATATATATTTCTTCAGGAGTTTTTAAAAAACCCTTTCCTGTTTGATCAATACTACGTTGATTTAAGCTTGCTATATCATCAAAAGTTTTTGCTCTTCCTGATAAACCTCCAAGCTTTGCCATGGTAGATGATGCAGCAACCGCCTCATCTTGCAGTGCAATCTTCCAATCACCAGCCTTGTTGTAATCAAGAGCTGTAACTTCGCCCATAGCTTTTCTTACCGCAGGTAGATTTTTTAAATCTTTACCTTGAAGTTGACCAAACTTAATACCTTCTACAAAAAGTTCAGGGGTTTGATATGGGGTATCCGCTGACCTTGGATTAGTTAATAATTCAAAAGCATCTATTGCTTGTTGCTCACTTCTGATTCCATCTACTTTTGCTCTAATTTCTTTAATCGCACTATCTTTTAGCTTTGGATCGATTCTATAATTTTGATCTATAATAGATCTATATATTGTCGTTCCATACTTGCCTTGATTATTTATAATAGCTTGTCTTAATTCTTGTGGTATTAAAAGTTTTGCAACATCAGGTTTACCAGCAGTAAATTTAATAATTTCTGTTTGTTCTAAGTCAAACATCTTTTGATTGTTAGCCATAATTTCAGATATTTGATTTTGTTTATTAATTCCAAGCGCATCATAATCAATTTTGTTTCCGGGACCTTCAAAGCTTTTAATTTTTTTCATTGCTTCTTTTTGATACTCAGCCATTTTGGCTTTTTTTGCATCACCTGCAAGAGATGGAAACTCTTTTTCAACTGTTAACAAGGGAGCTCTGTAAGTAGACATAGCTTTTGTTATTTCAAGAGCATCTTGAGAATTCATTTTGCCACCTACTGAAACTGCATCTTCAAGAGTTTTTCTAACAACATTCATTGAATCATTAATTGGATTAATCAAAGAAGTTAAATAAAATGTTTTTGCCTGCATGGCATCCATAATATATTTGTTGTTTGCTGCTGTTTGTTCGTACTTACCACCATATGAAAAATACTTTCTTAAGTAGTCTCTGACTCCTTTGTCTGCTTTATTAGCAGAAGCAACAGCTTGATTGCCAAACTTAGGCGTGGCTTTAGCTATTGCATTCATGTATGGAGCAGCCAAGTCAAGTCCAGCACCCACACCTTTTACAGCCCCGGATACAGCAACAGGCGCTGCATACATAACAGCAGCAGTTTCACCTAGAACTTGTAATCTTTCTGTCAGCCTTGCCAAAGCAGCATCTCTGCCTTGTAAATTTTTTAATCTTTCTTCATCACTTTCTTTATCAAACAACATGTCAGCAAACGTATCAACATCATCGGTTGCAACAGCCGCGTCTACCGCAGCCATAGTTCCTAATTGCTGAAGTTTAGTTAATTGTGATAATCCTCTTGCAA